AATTATTTAATGAAGAAGAAGCAGAAAAACGTTGGAAACAAACCTGCAATGAAATTATCATGCAGTTGGGCAAAGGATCTGGAAAAGATTACACTTCTACTATTGCTTGTGCCTATGTTGTATATTTATTATTATGTTTAAAAGATCCTGCAAGATATTATGGAAAACCTGGCGGAGATGCAATTGATATTATTAATATTGCTATTAACGCAGAGCAAGCAAAAAGAGTTTTCTTTAAGGGATTTTTAAATCGTATTGAAAAAAGCCCTTGGTTTGCTGGCAAGTATGATCCAAAAGTTGCTAGCGTTGAGTTTGATAAAGCAATTACAGTACACTCTGGACACTCTCAAAGAGAATCTTGGGAAGGTTATAACGTTATTTTAGTGGTTCTTGATGAAATTTCAGGCTTTGACTTAGAATCCACTTCTGGAAACGAACAGGCTAAAACAGCGTCTGCTATTTACAAAATGTATAAAGGATCTATTACTTCTCGTTTTCCTGATTTCGGTAAATTAATTTTGCTTTCTTTCCCTAGATTTAAAAACGATTTTATTCAACAACGATACAATGATGTTATTGCTGATAAAGAAACTATATTAAGACATTACATGTTTAAAATTGATCCAGATTTACCAGAAGGTACGGAAGGAAATGAATTTGAAATTGAATGGGAAGAAGATCATATTCTTTCATATAAAACTCCAAGAATATTTGCTTTGAAAAGACCAACTTGGGAAATTAATCCAACAAGAAAAATTGATGATTTTACAACAGCTTTTTATGATGATCCAATAGATGCATTATCTCGTTTTGCCTGCATGCCACCAGATGCTACAGATGCCTTTTTTAGATCAAGAGAAAAAATTGAAAAAGCTTTTCACAATCCAAATATTGCAGTAGACAGATTTGGAAGATTTGAAGATTGGTTTAAACCAGAACCAGAAACTCAATATTTTTTACATGTCGACTTAGCACAAAAACACGATCATTGTGCAGTTGCTATGAGCCATGTGGCAGGATGGGTTTCAATGAAAATTGGAGGTCAGGTAAAAGAAGCTGCTCCAAGAATTGTTGTAGATGCTGTTAGATATTGGACACCAACTGCTTCAAAGTCAGTAGATTTTACAGAAGTAAAAGATTATATTTTAGAATTGCGTGAACGAGGATTTAATTTACGAATGGTTACATTTGATAGATGGAATAGTCACGATATGATGCAACAATTAAATGTTCACGGAATTAAAACTGAATTATTATCAGTAGCCAAAAAACATTATGAAGATTTGTCTTTAGCCCTTACAGAAGAAAGAATAAGTGGTCCACAAATTCAATTACTTATTGATGAATTGCTACAATTAAGAATAAATAAAGATAAAATTGATCACCCTAGAAAAGGTTCAAAAGATTTATCTGATGCTGTTTGTGGGTCAGTATATAATAGTATTAGTTTAACCCCTCCAGATTTGGACAAACAATTAGAAATACATACTTATGCGGGGGCTTTTGCTGATGAATTGCAACAACTTAAAGAAGAATCCGATAAGCGTTTGAAAAATGTTATTAGAATGCCAGAAAAAAATACTATGCCACAAGAATTGGCTGATTATATTGATCAAGAAGAGCAAATGTTACAAAGAGTAAATGTTGACGGATTCAGAATTCTTTAGTACAATATAATCTGGTTGTAGATAGTGTTCTTAGGGTGGTATAGTTACATATAATAATCCGAGAGGAATAACCAAGTTATTCCACGTGCAGACATTGCTCCACTATCTACAATCTTTAATTAGGAGATATAATGTGTCCTGAAGGACTTGAAAAAAGATTAGAAAATATTGAAAGCATTTTAAAAGATTTATTAAATCGTAATACATATAGCCCTACAGGAAAGGAATAATGTGAAGACAGTAGGAAATAAATTAGGTAATTTTACTTTAACTGGTGTTAAGCCAGGAGCACTAGCATATGATGAAAGTTCATTTGAAACATTAACTCAGGACTCATTTCCTGGAAAATGGAAGATTATTGTATTTTATCCAAAAGATTTTACTTTTGTTTGTCCAACAGAAATTGTTGCTTATGACAAGCTTGTAAATGATTTTAACGATAGAGATGCAGTATTAATGACTGGATCTGTTGATAATGAATTTTGTAAGGTGGCATGGCGCAATGCTCATGAAGATCTTAAGAAAACCAATTCATGGATGTTTGCAGATAGCGCACATCAACTTGCAAACGATTTAGGAGTACACCATTCTTCTGGTGTTACATATCGTGCAACATTTATTGTTGATCCCGAAAATATTATTCAACATGTTACTGTAAACAATCTTGATGTTGGAAGAAATGCTGATGAGGCTTTGCGTATTTTAGATGCTTTGCAAACAGGTGAGCTTTGTGCATGCAACAGACCAGTTGGCGGAAATACATTGTGATTTGGGTTGATCAATTAAAAGAATTACTTCCTGAATATGCAAAAGATATTAAACTTAATTTAGATGCAGTAATTAATAGAAGTTATTTTAATCCAGAATATGCTTCAGCACTTGCATTAGCTTCTGCAGTTTCAACAGGAAACCAAAAATTGATTAATTCTATTTCATCTGGAATTTCTGATGAAGTAGAAAAAAATGCTGCTATGGCAGCGGGAACGCTTATGGCTCAAAATAATGTTTGGTATCCTTATCTTGATATGATAAATGATGATAATGTAAAAGGATTACCTGCACAATTAAGAATGAATGTAATTGGAACCCATGGTGGAACAACTAAAGTTAAATTTGAATCTTATGCTTTAGCTGCATCTATTATTGGAAAATGTCATTTTTGTGTAAAAGCACATTATGAAATGTTAAAACAAGAAGGATATAAAGCAGAAGAATTAAGAGATATTGGAAGAATTGCTTCCGTTATAAATTCTATATCTAAAATTTTTTAAAAAGGATTTTTATAATGAATATTGATTTACCATTTGATATATTTAATGTAAATAATGAAGATATTAATATGATAAAAAAAGAAATTAATTTAGCAAGAATTAATAAAACTGGATATATTTTAAATCCAGAAAAAATTTTAGTGGATAATTCATTATCTTCATTATTATTAAATAATATTCCACAATGGAATCAGTTTATTGAACATATAAATTATTGTTATAAAAATAAAAGGTTTAGAGATCCTGAACCAAATAAAAACTCTAATGATAAATATGGAGAAATTTTTAAAAATTCTTTAGTTTTTTATAAAAATAAACATCATTATATTTCTGCTGCTATATATCCAGAATATGATATTGATAATTTTTTTCCACAAATACAAATAGTATCTGAATTTTTTAAAGAAATATTAGATGATCAAGATGGTGTTTTTAATCAATCATTTATTAATTTTTTACCAAATGAAGATCAAATTGAAATGCATATAGATAAAAGAGAAACACTTTTTTGGTTATGTCAAGGATCTGTTACTTGGGTTTTAGCAGATCCAAATGATTGGGAAAAAACTACAGAATATAATTTAAAAGCTGGAGATGTTATGTTTGCTCCATATGGGATGCCACATACAGTAAAAACTCATTCTTCTAGGGCAGGAATAGTTTTTCAAGCCCACATAAATTAATAGAATCGCCACAATAGCTCAGTAGGTAGAGCACCATACTTGTAATATGGATGTCACGGGTTCGATTCCTGTTTGTGGCTCAAATACTGATATAATGTACGCAGGAGGTCTTATGTCACAACAAGCACAAGAAGTTTTGGCAGTTGCCAAAAAATTTGTTGACGAAAAATATAAAGAAGGTACTAATAACGATACAATCTTTGGTAAGTGGTATGGTTTAAACAATCAACCATGGTGTGCCATGTTCGTATCATATTGCTTTAATCAAGCAGGTTATGGTGCTCTTGTTGCTGCTTCTGGCAAAAAAGGTTTTGCCTCGTGTGAAGCAGGTTTTAAATGGTTTGCAAAAAATAGCCGTGTTGTTCCAGTAGGACAAGCGGAACCAGGAGATATTGTTTTCTTCAATTTTGATTCAGACCCTACTACAACAGAGCATGTTGGAATTGTTTATGTTCCACAACATGATAAAAAACAATTAGTTACTTTTGAAGGCAATACCGCTGCTGACGGAAGCGGAAGCCAAAGCAATGGTGATGGAGCTTACAAGAAAACTCGTAAGTATGATAAAATCATGGCCGTTGTACGCCCAGCGTGGACTGATTAATATGAAGAAGTTGGCAATGAAAAAGACCATTTCATGGTACATTATCCATCTAATAATGGTTTCTTTCATTGCCTTCTTTGTAACTCATAAAATAAGTATTGCTGCAACTATTGCATCTGTTGAATTAGTTACAGAAACATTTATATTTTATGCACATGAAAAAATTTGGCAAAGGATTAAATTAAAAAATGCCCTATAAAATTGTTCAAGAAGGAAGTAAATTTAAAGTAGTGGCTCAAGACAGCGGTCATGTAGCAGGAACACATCCTTCTAAAGAAAAAGCAAAAGCACAAATGGCAGCTTTATATGCAAATGAGCCAGAAGCTCGCAAATGTATGACTTGTGGATGCGATGATTTAGGAAACGATCATCATTATATTTCAGATA